TTTGCTGTTTTTGTAGTTAAGGTGGTGTGCCTATTAGCCTCTGTTGTTTTGGTAATAGGATGGATCGCAGATAAATTATTTGATAAGGCGGGGAAGTGGATAAGATAGCACAGATATTAAAAAGTCAAATTGACCAAAAGGTCACTTTACTACAGAACTCAATAAGCGACGGTCGAGCAAAAGACTACGCTGAGTACCAAAAGTTATGTGGGGAGATTCGTGGGTTATTAACTGTGAGGAACTATATAACTACCTTAAACCAAGAAATGGAAGAAATTGATGAGTAAAATTTTAATTGGGACGAACCCTAAAAACCCTCAGATAGTTGGAGAGGTTGATGTGTCTGCACCAAACGAAGAAAAAGCAACGCAACTGCCTACTCCATCAGGGTACCGCATTTTATGTGCAATACCTGAAATAGATAAGACTTACGAAAATGGTCTTATTAAAGCAGAAGAGACTATGCGACATGAAAACCTATTAGCTACTGTGTTATTTGTTGTAGCGTTAGGCCCAGATTGTTATGCGGACAAAGAACGATTCCCTTCAGGCCCTTGGTGTAAGAAAGGAGATTTTATTGTAGTTCGTCCAAACGCAGGTACTCGCATAAAGATTCACGGTACTGAAATGAGATTAATTAATGATGACTCGGTAGAAGGCACAGTGCTAGATCCGAGAGGCGTTAGCAGAGTTTAGGAGAATAATATGAGTGAATTTAAATTTCCAGATGAGTCAGATAATGACTTTGAAAATGCCGGGTTTGAGATTGAGATAGAAGATAACACCCCCGAAGAAGATAGAGGTAAAACCCCTTTACCTAAAGAAGTAGTTGAAGAATTAGAATCTGCCGATGAAGCAGAAGACTATTCAGGCAAAGTTCAAACTAAGTTTAAACAGTATAAAAAAGCTTGGCATGATGAACGTAGAGCTAAAGAAGAAGCGTACAGAGAACAAGAAGAAGCATTATCTGTTGCTCAAAAAATCTTAGATGAAAATAAACGCCTAAAAGCTTTGTTAGAGTCAGGTGAAAGAGAGTTAATTAATACTTACCAGTCTCAAGCTGAGTTAGAATTAGAAAAAGCAAAACGTAGCTATAAAGAAGCATACGACTATGGGAATACCGATGCTATTGTAGAAGCGCAAGCTGAATTAATGAAAGCTACACAAAAGCTTGACAAAGCGCAAAATTTCAGGCCTACTATTCAAAACATCGAAGACGATGCACAAGTTTTGCCCCAAAAGCAGCCAAGAGCTGCACAACTAGATTCAAAAGTAGCGGAATGGGTAGCTGAAAATCCGTGGTTTATTGACCCGGAAAAAGAGTTAATGTCAAAGTATGCAACTAGCTTTCATTATAAACTAGCCGAAAAATACGGTGAAAAGTTTGTAGGAACCGATGAGTATTTTAACCAAATTAACAAAGAAGTAGCTAAACGATTCCCTGAAGAGTTTGAAGACTCAACCCCATCAAACGAAGAGGAAACTCCTCGTACATCAAAACTGAGCACGGTAGTAGCATCTGCAAAGCGAAGCACCGCTCCCAAAAAAGTGACGCTTAACAAAACGCAAGTAGCCCTAGCTAAAAAACTAGGTTTAACTACTGAACAGTATGCCCGTGAACTAACTAAATTGGAGGCCTAAAATGGCTCAAACACCTAGAGAAAATACAACACGTAGTACCCAAGAACGTCCTAAACAATGGGCACCAGCTGAGCTTCTACCAGAACCAGATAAACAGCCGGGGTATGCGTATAGATGGGTTAGAACATCAACTCTTAATGAAGCGGATCCAAGAAACTTATCGTCTAAACTACGTGAGGGTTGGGAAGCTGTTGGGATTGAAGAACAACCACATCTAAAATTAATTATAGATCCTAATAGTCGATACAAAGACAACATTGAGATCGGCGGGCTATTGTTATGTAAGACACCTGTAGAGTTCGTAAAACAACGTGATGATTATTATAATCAGCAAACACAGGCTCAAACAGAAGCGGTAGACAACAACTTAATGCGTCAAAGTGATCCACGTATGCCTCTTTTTAACGAAAGAAAGTCTACTACTTCATTTGGTCGCGGTTAAATTATTTTATATTTTTGGAGGTTTAAATGGCTTACCCTATAGTAAGTGCCCCTTACGGTCTTAAACCCGTAAATTTGATCGGAGGTCAGGTTTTTTCTGGCTCTACTCGTTCATTACCTATTGCGAACAACTATGCAACTGCTCTATATTTCGGTGACTTAGTTACTTTAGGTACAACTGGTTCAACTGCTGGTTTTGTTATAGCAGCTCCTACTAACACTAGCTTAGTAGCTAAAAGCACTATTGGTGTATTTTTAGGCTGTTCATATACTGACTTAGTAACTAAACAAAAACGCTTTTCACAATATTACCCCGGCTCTATTGCTGCTGGTGATATCCAAGCGGTTATTTGTGATGATCCAGATACTATCTTTAAAGCTGCTGTTGTAGCAAGTTCATCTTCTAACGTTATATCTTCATTACCTACAGCTATGATCGGCTTAAACGCTGTAATCAATACTCCTGTGGGCAGTGCGGCTACTGGTAACTCTGGCGTAGGCTTAATCGCGGCAAATACTACTGTTGCTGTTGGTTCTGGTGGAGCGTTCCGTGTATTATCGTTAGTTCCTGATACTCAAATTAACACCTCTGCTACATTTGTAAGTACTACAACTACTTCATTTGTTGTTTCAGGTTTAGCAGTTGGTACTGTAATCCCTGTTGGTACTGATATTTTCCAATCAGTTAATGGTCAATTACAGCAATTAGGCGTAGGCGCTAACGTGGCAACAGCTGCTACAGTATCTACTACTGGTAACACTACACTAACTATCAGTGCTGCTGTTACTACAACACCTACTGCTGGTGCAACTATTGTCTTGGTTCAATCTCCAGAAGCTTTGGTGAAACTGAACTTTGGCGTTCACAACTATTACGCTGCTTAGGAGATTAACTAATGGCTATTTCACGTTCACAACTCTTAAAAGAACTATTACCGGGCTTGAATGCTTTGTTTGGTTTAGAATATGCGCGTTACGGTGAAGAACATAAAGAAATTTATGAGATTGAATCATCAGAGCGTTCGTTTGAAGAAGAAACTAAACTTTCTGGCTTCGGTGCAGCTCCTGTCAAAAATGAAGGCTCAGCCATTCAATATGACAATGCTCAAGAAGCTTGGACTGCTCGATACAACCACGAAACTATTGCTTTAGGCTTCTCATTAACTGAAGAAGCTATTGAAGATAATTTGTACGATTCTTTATCGGCTCGTTATACTAAAGGCTTAGCTCGTGCAATGTCTTACACTAAACAAGTAAAAGGCGCGGCTGTATTAAACAACGGCTTCAACGCTGCGTTTGTTGGTGGTGACGGCGTATCTTTATTTTCTAGTGCTCACACATTAGTTAATGGTGGTACTAACAGTAACATTCCTAGCACTGCTGCTGACTTAAACGAAACTTCATTAGAAGCGGCTGTTATTCAGATTGCTGCATGGACTGACGAGCGTGGTCTTTTGATCGCTGCTAAACCTAAAAAATTGATCGTACCACCTGCACTACAGTTCGTAGCGACTAGATTACTAGAAACTGAACAACGTGTTGGTACAACTGATAACGATATCAACGCTATCAAAAACAACGGTTCAATCCCACAAGGTTATGCAATCAACCACTTCTTGACTGATAACAACAGCTGGTTCTTAACTACTGATGTGCCAAATGGTTTGAAGCATTTTGTTCGTGCTCCAATTACAAATGACATGTCAGGAGATTTCGACACGGGCAACGTTCGTTATCGTTCTAGAGAGCGTTATTCATTTGGATGGAGTGACCCCCTTGCGATTTACGGTTCTCCGGGTTCTAGTTAAACTATTGATTTTTATTAGTTTAGGTTAAATTAAGGCTCACTTCGGTGGGCCTTTTTATTTGTTGCGTTTTTAAATTTTAAATGTATACTATTACCTGTAACGAAACCATAGGAGCTTAATATGTATACTGAGTACCCAGCCACTAGAAAAGAAGCAAAAGAGCTTAACTCCCCTTACTACTTTACTGGCTTACCTTGTAAACATGGGCACATTGCACTACGCAAACTTAAAGGGACTTGTGTGGAGTGCCTAAAAATAGAATGGCAAGAGACCAATGCAAAACGAGCCTTGTTGCCTAAATCAGAAGCAGCAAAAAAGGCGGGTAAAAAGTATTACGAGGCTAATAAAGAGGTAGTAAAGCTAAGAGCATTAAGTAGAAAACCAGAAGATATTATAAAATATAGAAAAACATGGAAAGCGGCTAATCCTAATTTAGTAATAGCTAATAGCAAACACCGCAGAACCAAACATAAACAAGCTACACCTAAATGGTTAACTCAAGAACACAAAGCGCAGATTAAACAGTTCTATTTAGATGCCATGTTAATTAGTAAAGTCACAGGCGTTCCCTATGCTGTAGATCACATAATACCTCTTCGAGGGGAGTTAGTTAGTGGCTTGCATGTGCCTTGGAATTTAGCGGTAATAACACGCGAGGAGAACAGTAAAAAATCAAATAAAATCCCCTTGCAATTATAAATAAAAAAGAGTATAAGTATCTTGTATCTGGAAAATTTCTCTATCAGACTGTTCCAGCAGACGACATACCGACTGATAGGGGTATCTTGTATGTAAGGAGAGAGGAATATGTCATTCGCTACCCATTTAGGTCCATGGTTATTGGGCACAGTCAAAAATACTACTGGCACAACTGCTGGTACCATCCGTAACACTGGTGTTACTTCTGTAGGTCAAACTGACCCTGTTACATATACTGATACTGCCGCGTCTGTTGCAGCAGTACTTCCTGCAGGATCTTTAATCACTAACCTTGCTTTATTCCAAACCACTAAATTTGCAGGTACTTCCGGCGTAATTACTGTTTATCTTAATGGTACTGTTATTGCGGCATCTTCTGCAATCACTGCAGGTGCTTCGGGTATTATTTCTTTAACCCCTTCTACTGATGCTCAAACTGCATTATTTGCTAACGTAGGCACTACTGACGCTATTATTACTTATACTATAGGTTCATCTGGGTCTTTCTCTGCAGGTGCGGGCTTTTTCTTAATTGAGTATTTGGTACGCAATTCAGACGGCTCAATCGCTCCTACTGCGTTTACTGCATAATTAATCTGATGGGGGCGCAAGCCCCTATCTTTAAACTTTAGGAGATTAGTTATGACAATGCAGTATGATGTAAAAAGTAAGCATTTAAGCGTTGCAGGTACTATATACGGAGATAGAAGTAGGCTTAAAGGGTTTGTAGTAGCCCCCGGTGTAAGTACAGCATCTACGTTTGAATTTAGAGATGGCGGTGCTACAGGCGAAATACTTTTTCAAATGGATGTACCTGTTAACTCAAACCCAAACTCTTTTTATGTAGCCATACCCCAAGAAGGCATTTTATTTCGCACTAATATCTATTTAACTTTTAGTGTTGGCTCTGTAACTGGCATTACAGCCTTTTACGGATAGGAGTAGGTTGTGGTAGACGATACATCTAAAATAGCTGTCCATGATGCTGAAATTAAACACCTACAAAAAGACATGGATAAATTAGTAGAGGATATGGAAGAAATTAAAAAAGCTGTCAATGAAATAAACAAAACTTTAGCTGAGGCTAAAGGTGGGTGGCATATGTTAATGGTTTTAGGTGGTCTTGGCGCTGCTGTTGGCGCTGCTGTTGGTTGGTTTGTTGAGCAGTTTGTTTCTAAGTAGTGACTAAAAGGTACGCATACCGACTGTGGTATAGTGCCAAACTTAGAGCAAGGGCTAAAAATTTAGAGTTTACTTTATCAAGAGAGTTTGTAGAAAAAGGCGTACTAAACGGTAAATGTGCAGTAACTAAATTGAAGTTCTCTAAGAAGTCTTCAAGTAAAACTCACAGGTCTTTTGCAGCGTCAATAGATAGAATAGATTCTAAGTTAGGTTATACAGATAGTAACTGCCAAATAGTTTGTTGGATATATAATAGAGCTAAAGGCAATGGTACTCATAAAGAAGTATTAATATTAGCGGAGGCATTAGTGCCAAGTAAATCTAAAAAAGCACCTGTATTAGCTGTTGGTAGAGGAGAAAAACTTCCTGTAGACAAAGGCGCAGGGCTTACAGCTAAAGGTAGAGAAAAGTATAACGCGGCTACAGGGTCTAACTTAAAAGCACCTGCTCCGCATCCTAAGTCTAAAGCTGACGCGGGTAGACGTAAATCATTTTGTGCAAGAATGTCTGGTATGCCGGGCCCTATGAAAGATGAGAACGGTAAACCTACCCGTAAAGCAGCATCATTAAAAAGGTGGAATTGCAGTGCCAAGTAAATCATTTAGTCGGAATGTATTTAAGTCTTTGATAACATGCAGTACATAACCCAAGATTAAGGAGAACGCAAATTCCTTCTAAAAGTATTAAACAACATAACTTCATGGAGATGATCGCTCATTCTCCTAAAATGGCTAAAAAAGCGGGTGTTCCGCAATCAGTGGGCAAAGACTTTGCCGCTGCAGACAAAGATAAAACATTTAAAGGTGGTGGTAAAGTGGCTGATTTAAAAAAATTA